CCCCCGCCCAAAAAAAACAAAATTTGTAAATTTAAAAGGTAAGTATAGATCAAAGTATGAACATTTTATCAATAAAATTGTTAACAAAAAATGGCAATATCATATTCAAGGCATAACTCAAATACATAACGAATCATACGAAACCATAATTGATATGTATGATAATAATGATACATTATTCTATTGTGATCCACCATATTACAAAATGGAAGATTACTATGTACAAGATTTTCAAAGACACCAACATAAAGAATTGGCAGAAAAACTAAAAAATATAAAAGGTAAGTTTGTATTATCTTATTATGATTTTCCAGAGTTAGAGACTTGGTTTCCAAAACACGAGTATTTTTGGGTTGAAAAAGAGTTTAATAAACAAAATGCTAGTAAAAGTAAGGGTGCTGGTAAAGGTAAAGAAATATTAATTACCAACTATCAACCAGCATTGACTTTAGAATAGCATTATGATATATTACAAAATGCGGCTATCGTATAAAAGTATTACGGTGGGTTACCAACTCACAGACGTAGGAGCGTTACCTACTAGCCGCTCCAAAATTAAAGAGGAAAAAAATGTTTGATAAATTTAAAATACCATAAGTAAATTTTAAAATTAGAGAGGGTGATGTGGTGCTCGAAGATGGTTGTAGTTTTGATGAAGGCAAATGGGTCGAAAAAACAACAGATGATTTTTTTAAGGGTAAGAGAGTTGTTTTATTTTCTTTACCTGGTGCTTTTACACCAACTTGTACATCCACTCAATTACCAGGTTTTGATGACAACTATGATAAAATTAAAAGTCTAGGCGTAGATGAAGTGTATTGTTGTAGTGTCAATGACACCTTTGTTATGAATGCTTGGTCAGAGATATTAAAAATTAAAAACGTGAAAGTTATTCCAGATGGATCAGGTAATTTTACTAGATATATGGGAATGCTTATTGGAAAGAATCATAAGGGTTTTGGTAATAGAAGTTGGAGATATATGGCAGTTGTTAATGATGGTGTTGTTGAAAAATGGTGGCAAGAACCAGGCATAAACAATGAAGGATTAGATGACGACCCATATGTTGAAACCACACCAGAAAATATGATTGCTTATCTACAAGGATAACATTGACAAATAAACTATACTATGTTAAATTATAATATGAAAGAGGTGATTAAATTATGAATCTATCAAGTGATACGGTTGCTGTATTAAAAAATTTTTCAGATATTAACCAGAATATTCTAGTTAAACCTGGAAACAAAGTACAGACAATCTCTACAATGAAAAATATTTTAGCAGAAGCTGAAATATCAGAAAAGTTTGATAGTGAATTTGCTATATATGATCTGCCAGAATTTTTAAGAGCTGTTGAGTTGTTTCAAAAGCCTAACTTAAATTTTAATGGTGGTTCAAATGTACAAATCGCTGATAACAATTCTAAACAATCTATTAAATACTTTTTTGCTGACAAGTCTGTTATTGTGGCGCCTACTAAAAACATCACAATGCCAGATAAAGAAGTTACTTTTACATTAAAAAAAGATGACTTTGCTAGACTTCAAAAAGGTGTTATGACATTAAATCTACCAGATGTCGCTGTAAAAGGTGATGGTAAATCAATCACATTAGTTGCTACAGATAAAAAGAATAAATCATCTAACGACTATTCTATATCAGTTGGTGAAACTAATAAAACATTTACAGCTTATTTTAAAGCAGAAAACTTTAAAATGGTATCAGATGATTATGATGTTGCTATTTCTAAACAAAAGATAAGTCATTTTGTAAATAGAAATAAACCTATACAATATTGGATAGCATTAGAACCTGACTCTGAATTTTAAGGGAGGTTATAATGTCCGATTTTTTGTGGGTTGAAAAATACCGTCCTAAAAAAATTAGTGAGTGTATTCTTACACAAGATTTAAAAGAAACATTTACTAACTTTATCAAACAAAAAGAAATACCTAATCTACTATTATCTGGTAGCGCTGGTATTGGTAAAACTACCGTAGCAAAGGCCTTGTGTGAAGAACTTGGTGCTGATTATATTGTAATTAATGGTTCAGACGAAGGCCGTCACATTGATACATTAAGAAATCAGATTAAAAACTTTGCCTCAACGGTGTCTCTTACCAAAGAATCTAATCATAAAGTTGTCATAATTGACGAGGCAGATTATATGAATGCTGTAAGTAAGTATAAACCTAGAGATTATCAGATACAGGGAGTACACGACGCTTTAAAATACAATCGTAGGTTATTGATATCTCCAACTGCTTCAGGAAAGTCGTTGATGATATACGGGATTGTGAGATATTATGTTGAAAGAAAATTAAGTATTCTGATAGTAGTCCCGACGACATCCTTAGTAGAACAGATGTATAAAGATTTTGAGGATTATGGTTGGGATGTTGGTTCATTCTGCCACAAAATATACGCTGGTAAAGAAAGAGAAACAAATTCTCAGGTAATTATTACAACTTGGCAATCGATATACAAACTTCCTCGTAAATACTTCAATCGTTTTGGATGTGTAATTGGAGATGAAGCACATCAATTTAAATCAAAGTCATTAATATCTATAATGTCGAAACTTGATAATGCCAAATATCGTTTTGGTTTTACAGGAACTCTTGACGGAACACAGACACATAAGTGGGTATTAGAGGGTTTATTTGGTCCGTCTTATAAAATTATTAAGACTGATGAACTAATGAAGAAAGGTCATGTTGCAACTTTAGATATCAATGTGTTGCTATTGAAACACTCACCAAATAAATTTGAAACATTTGAAGATGAAATACAATATATTATTGGACATCAAAAAAGAAATAACTTTATTAAAAATCTTGCCCTTGATCTTAAAGGTAATACATTAATTTTATTTGCAAGAGTTGAAGGACACGGAGAACCCCTATATAATTTAATACAGGAGAGCAATGTTCTTGAACAACGACAAGTCTTCTTCGTACACGGAGGAGTTGCAACAGAAGATCGTGAAGAGGTTCGCTCAATTACAGAAATGGAGAGTAACGCAATCATTATTGCCTCTTACGGCACCTTCTCAACAGGAATTAACATTAAAAACCTTCATAATGTCATCTTTGCTTCCCCATCAAAATCTCGAATACGAAACCTACAATCAATCGGAAGAGTCTTAAGAAAGGGGAACAATAAAACAAAGGCAACTCTATATGATATTGCCGATGATATTAGTTATAAGTCAAGAAGAAATTATACACTGAATCATCTAATAGAAAGAATAAAGGTGTATAATGAAGAGAACTTCAACTATGATATAGTTAAGATACCATTGAAAAATTAAACCTAAATAATAATACAAGTATTCTAGAATGATGGGAGACGAGTTTCACGCAGTATTAAAATTAATTACAGGTGAAGAAATCTTCGCACTTGTTTCTGTCGATGAGAATGATGGAGACTCAATTATTATGCTTTCAAATCCAGTTATAATGAAAATGCTTTCAAGTCCTGCAGGAAAGTATGTTAAAGTCAAACCTTGGTTAGAGTTACCAGATCAAGATTTATTTTTAATTAAGTATGATAAAATTATTACAATGTCTGAAGTGACCGATGAACAAATGATTAAATTTTATACCAGATATTTAAATGAAGATGATATTGATATTGAAGTAGATGGTCAAGTATCCTTGAATGATAAGATGGGATTTTTAACAACAGTTGAAGATGCTCGCCAGAGCCTTGAGAATATCTTTAAGAATAATATAGATAAGCCTAACAACCCTTGAACCTCTACAAAGGTTATTGTACATAAAATTCAGTGAGTTGTCAAGTCTCATAAATTATGTTATAATATCATTATATTAAGTCAGGTATATGGCAAAGAAAAAATCAGAACATTATGTAAATAACCGTGAACTTTTAGAAGCATTAATTGTATACAGAGCAAAGGTAAAAGAAGCAGAAGAAAATGAATTACCTAAACCACGTATCACGAATTACTTAGGTTCTTGTTTTTTAAAGATTGCTACACACTTGTCATATAAACCAAACTTTGTTAATTATATGTTTCGTGATGATATGATATCTGACGGTATTGAGAACTGTGTTCAGTATATTCATAACTTCGACCCAGAGAAGTCAAGAAATCCATTTGCCTACTTTACTCAGATAATACATTATGCCTTTCTAAGAAGAATACAGAAAGAAAAGAAACAATTAGAAATTAAAACAAAGATAATTGAGAAGAGTGGATTTGATGAGGTTATGACTGTAGATGATAGTTCATTGGCAGGAAGTAGTTCTGATTATAATACAATTAAAGATAATATTCAGTATAAGTCCTCAAACAGATGAAGTTAGCAATCATAACTGATCAGCACTTTGGTGCAAGAAAAGGTGCTGATTATATACACAGATATTTTAAAAAGTTTTACGATAATACCTTTTTTCCATACTTGGAGAAAAATAAGATTGATACTATCGTTGATATGGGTGATACTTTTGATAATCGTCGTAATATTGACCTAGCAACGCTTGAGTGGACAAAGAAAAATTATTATGACAGATTACAAGCAATGGGTATTACTGTTCATACAATCGTTGGTAATCACACTGCATACTATAAAGATACAAATGAAGTCAATACAGTAGAACTTTTATTAAAAGAGTATGATAATGTTGAAGTCTATTCAGAACCAACAACTGTTAATATTGGTGGATTAGATATTTTAATGCTTCCTTGGATAAATGAGGAGAATAAATTACAGACTCTTGAAATGATGGATACCACATCTGCTGATGTAATTATGGGTCATCTTGAGTTGAATGGTTTTGTTGCAACTCGTGGTCATATGATGGAACATGGGATGGATACAAAGATATTTGATAAATTTTATCGTGTTTACTCAGGTCACTATCATACTCGTTCTGATAATGGAAAGATATATTATCTTGGAAACCCTTATGAAATGTTCTGGAACGATGTTCTAGACACAAGAGGGTTTCACATCTTTGACACTAAAACAATCGAACACAAACCCGTAAACAATCCTTACAGACTATTTTACAATATCTACTACGAAGATACAAATTATAAGTTATTTGATACGAGAGAATTTAAAGATAAGATAGTCAAAGTGGTTGTGAAGAAGAAAACCGACCAAAAGCAATTTGAAAAATTTATAGATAAATTATACAACTCTGGTATTCAAGACTTAAAAATAATTGAAAATTTTGTTTTAACAGAAAGTGCAGACTTTGAAGTTGAAGAAACTGAGAATACGATTGGTATATTGAATCGCTATATTGATGAATCTGAGTTTGAAGGAGATAAAACTCTCATTAAAGGAATTCTACAACAAATATACACCGAAGCTTGCGAGGTAGACTAATGTATCTTCTTTCACTTAAAGACAGACGGGACGATGGTGCCTATGCTGTTCTAAATCGTTACGGAGAAAAAGTCCTTTTTATGTTTGAAGAAGAGGACGATGCAGAAAGATATGCTATGATGTTAAATGATGATGAGAATGCAACTTTGAATGTTATAGAAATTGAAGATGCACTTGCCATCCGTACGTGTAAGATGTATAATTATAAGTACGCAGTGATCACACCGAACGATATAGTCGTTCCACCACCTAAGAATGATAACGTTTCAAAAGATTAGATGGAAGAATTTTCTGTCAACTGGAGACCAGTTTTCGGAAATAGATTTCCAAAAAAATGCAACGAATTTGATAGTTGGAACAAATGGTACAGGTAAATCCACAGTGTTGGATGCCTTGACTTTTAGTTTGTTTAATAAACCTTTTCGTAAAATTAATAAGTCTCAACTTGTAAATGCAACAAATGAGAAAGATACTCAAGTTGAAGTAGAGTTTGATATTAATGGTCGTCAATATCTTGTTCGTAGATGTATGAAACCTAATCTCTTTGAGATAGAAGTTGATGGTCAGAAGATGCATAAACAGGCAGATGACCGTGCAATGCAAAAGATACTTGAAGAAAATATATTAAAAGTAAACTATAAATCATTTACACAGATAGTCATACTTGGTAGTAGTGCGTTTGTTCCTTTTATGCAACTATCAGGTACAAATCGAAGAGAAGTGATTGAGGACTTACTAGACATCCGTATTTTCTCTGCGATGAATGTAATTATTCGTGATAAGATAAGAAAACAGAAGGATGAGATAAGAGTTTTAGACTTAGCAAGAGAGAATATAAAAGATAAATTAGATATGCAAAAGAAGTTTATTGAAGAGTTAGAGAATCGTGGAAAGGCAAATATTCAAGGAAAACAAGATAAAATTTCAACCCTCCTCGATGAACAAGATGGTTATGTTTCTGCTAATGAAGGATTAGAACTTGAGGTAACTGGTTTAATAGAGGATCAAGAAAAGGTAACTGGATCTAGTAAAAAGTTAAGAAAACTAAAC